AGTTCCGGTGTTCCTGGCACCTATGTGCCAATCAACCTCCCAGTGGTCCGTTCCCAGCTCTTCAGCGTTCTTCTCGTTGACCTTGTCCGTCATCTGAGCCACACCGGTCATTACAGCCCGGCGGGCTGCTACCTCGATCCGATCCGACTTACCAGAGGCATAGTCTACCGTTCGGATTCCACTGGCCGTCATCTCGTCAATCACATCACCCACGGCCTGGCTGTAGGTCTTGGTTCCCGTCACGATTCCCATCATGGCCTTGTCCATGCTGCGCTCCAAATACTCAGACAATGGCGTGAACACCTTCTTGCTACCGCCCATTGGAACATTGAATCCCATTGTCTGGGTGATGTTTTCCATGGGACGCAAGCTGTCCTTGGTCTGCCGTCTGGCGGTTTCAACAACTTGTTGCAGCCACTTGTTTTCCTCGTATGGGATGTATTCTTTTTCTACAGACTCATATATTTCCTTGTTGCGAATGAAGTCTGAACTCACCGCCTGTTCATAGATATCATCCACTCGTAAGTCCGTCTCTCTAATAGCCTCACCGATCAGGCGCTTAATCTTTGACTTGCTCATTCCAATGGCCGTAATTCTCATCAGGAGCCAGTCCGTGACCGGCGTTATCTGCGCCACTGCCTTGATCCGTTCTATGATCTCCTGCATAATGGAAATTTCCAAGTCCCGCATAATACGTTCCAATGGTTTCGGCAGCTTTTCCAGTTCGTCAGGCGTCATAACATTACTCCTCTACGGCGGCCACCTCTGGAAGATTCTTAGCAGCCTCTTCCAGCGTCTCCCCGTACCACTTGGAACGATACTCTTCCAGTCTCATAACTCCCATAGCCACATCGTTACGGTCCTGCTGCCGTTCTTCCTCCTCATCCACAAGAATGGAATCCTTAAACGTACACAAGAACTCGTATCCGCTCCGGGTCATGCCATTATAGAAGGCCAGCGCATACACCAAATCCTCCAGGCAATCTTCCAGGTTGGATTGAATAGCCTTAACCATGTTGTACTTGCGCTTTTTGGCGATCTTGGCCTCTGTGGCGGTCTTGTCTACGTCATTAACATCTGACAGATCACCATAGGACAAACTGACGTTGAATTCAATCCTCCGCAGATAGGCATTCAGGCCATTGATAATACTTTGATCCCGGAACTCTGGACTGTATTCCTCGTATAGTTCCTCTCCATTGGACTTACTGATGTTCAAGCCCCTATACAGCCGCTTATTAAGTTTAGGTAGTACAAGCTTCGACTTTCCTCCGCTTATTGCTGGTGTTGGCTGTAATGCCGTCACATCCACATGAACCGCACGTTCTCCGCTCTCAAACTCCCAATCAAGTCGCCCGAACTGTACATCCGTTTTCTTGATTAGGTTAATCGCGGAATCGTATATGGAAACACCGCAGAACGAACCGTCCACCTCATTCTTGATAGGGTTTCGGTAATATCCAAAGTCAGGTCGTTCCACGCCTTGATACATAACATCATCTGGTAATCCCGCCCACTCATCCACAACTGACAATTCAACTGGGCTTCCTATGCTGATTGGGTTAGATGTGTGGTATGCCTTATTCTGAATCCGCAGTGTAAGGTCCTGATTCCACTCGTGGAATTCGAACCGCAGATAAAAATTATCCTCACTGATTCGCTTGACCTGAATGAACACCACGCTGGTCAGGCGTCCACGGGCATCAAATGCTATCGGTACAAAACGGTCAGCCGTGACATATTCCACAGCGCTCCCTCCCAATGGCTTAATGCAGAATGATCCAAGCCCGATCCCCACCTGTAGATTTTCGTTCAGTTCCCGGATAGCAACCTGATAAATTTTGTCAAGCTGCTCATTGGAAATACTGGACTCCATCTCATTCAAGCAGACGTTTGCAAATTCTCTGCAAATCCCCTGTTCTATCTGTAGGGAATCCACCTGATCGTCTACCCACGGGCCTTGTCCCCGGTACATGGCCCCCCACAGTTCGATCCGCTCGATCATCTGCTGAGAGATGGAAACATTCTGTCCGATTACCTGTTTAAGTGTCTTTGCTGGGAACATCTTTCTTATCACCCCTCTAATTGCGTCCATTATCCGTCCAAACAATACTCTCACCTGCCCTTATTGGCCCTTTTTCTTCCAGATACGGTTTGTGGCGTACCTGACAGAATCTATACAATGGTCATCTCCATCCGGGTATCCGCTTATCACGTTGCCGTCCTTGTCCCGCTCGTATTCATAATCCATGAATTCCTGAGCTGATACAGGGCAACGGACATTATCGATCACAATTTCCCGCAAGGATTGCAGCCACTTAAAGGAATATTCTCGGCTCCCTGGGCCCTTTTCTGCCGGACGTGCAAGTAACCCATATGCACGGTAATCTCCCACAGACTTTTCTTCCGCGCTGTCACAGGTTATCAGGTCATTCCCGCTTATTCCGAGTTCTATCAGCTTTTCCGCCGTCTGCTGGTTGCTCTGCTTGTTGCACGTGTATTCCTGCCAGATATAGAGCGTATGGCGTGCAGGGTCATAATGCGAACGTGTGAACGCATATGGATCAGGATACCATCCCCAGTCCACACCGTTCAGAACGTGGTCAAATTGTGCGATCTCATCATCAGTAATTTCCCTGATCTTCACATTATCGAACACGCTTCCGCCGCTACCGTTCGCGACACCCATATATTCATTCTCATAGGCATCCGAGTTCGTTTCTTTCAAAAATTCCGCCTCATCCAGAAACGGTTTTCCCAACCATTTTTGCGGCACGTCCAAATAGGTACTCTCTGTTACCAGCCTGGAGTCCTTTGGAATCTTGATGTACTTGTTGGCCCAGTTGCTTGCAGATTTTGGCGGGTTGAACGACTTGAATATGTACGCCACATCTCCGCCGCGGATCACGGACTGTTCGATCTTACGAACTGATTCAGGCCCGACAAACTGATCCAGCTCCTCCAACCACAGGATACCAATATATCCGAACGGCACTTTTACGGACTTGACTTTCCCAGGATCATCAGCTCCCCGGAAATATATTTTCTGCCCGGTGCTAATCCTGGTGATCTCCATAGGGCTTACCGTTGCGCGGAACTCATCTGTCAGATTAAGCGCCTCAATCGCCCATAAAATCTGTTGGTATACAGAGCTTCGCAATGTATCGGCCACCTGACGCATTACAACGGCGTGCATGTCCTCATGGCTCATGATGAGGTCAATCACTTCCATTGAAATGAAGGAGGACTTTGTGGAGCCTCGCCCGCCGGGAAATACATACTCGGTATGCCTGTGTTCTTGAATATCAAAAACAACCGGGGCGAATACTGGGGCAACCATAGTGGAAGGAATGCCTGTATATTTGACCGGCTGGTTATTGTCTGTGTCAGGTTGCAATGATTCTATCTGTGCTCTCAAATGCTCTATCTTGGCCCGCTGTTCTGCCGTTGCAAGGTCCATGTGCTCCGCCAGCCAGTCCAGCGCCCGCATACGGTCCGCCAGCTTAATGCTTGCGCCATCCTTGCCCTGTTTTACCTCCGTGATGAGCGTTCCATCCACAGCGTTCGATTCGCGGAACCGAACGCTGTTAATCTCTTTTGTGAGCGTTTTCTTTCCGCCCGTCTCAGGATCGTCCACCTGGACAGGCCCGAATGCCCCCATTACCTGAACTTCCTCCCGGCCGAACTCCACATAGTCGGTAATGTCTGAGAACGCAATGTCCATGTATTTCTGGAATATGTCCGCCTCGTCAAGCATGGCCTGATTGAGCCTATGTTGCTTCAGGCGCGCTATCTCGTCTCTAACTGAAGGATTCCGTAGTAGCTGATATCCTTGTTCCATTGCGCTATTCCGGCTGTATCCCGCTTTGATCGCCGCCTTGGTAGCGTTGAAACATCTGACGTACAGAATACAAAAAAGCCGTTGCATGTCAGTCAGATCAGGATTATCAACTACCTGTATGACCTCATCTGCAACGACCTTCTTTTCTTCTTTCCGAGCGTTCGCTTTTTGTTCCGAACGTTCGCTTTTCTTTTCCGAGCGTTCGCCCTCCCACTTATAAGTGTGTTTCCATCTGCGAACCGTGCTGTCTGGCACTCCCAGCTCGTTGGCAATGTCAACCAGCTTCTTCCCCGTCAGAAACATGTCCCGTGCTCTCTCTGCTCTGTGGTCCGGCGCTCTCGCCATATGGATCACCGCCTTTCCATGATTGTAGAAGGAGGTCCGCCGGTCTTGGTTTCACCCGGCGTAAAATGGGTAAGCAAAAGGACCTCCGTGATGGAAGTCCCTTTTCAACGAGTAGCGGGAGGTGGATTTGAACCACCGACATTCGGGGAATGAACCCGACGAGCTGCCTTACTGCTCTATCCCGCAACAATACCGGGTCCTCCCCGGTATGCTCCGGTTTTAATCCCCGTCCGTGGGGCCCTAAAACTCGGGAAAACGTCTGGCCGGATACCTTGGACCGGTTGGTATCCCCGGGAGCTGCACTCTGTCCGATTTGCGAAGCTATGAAGAGGCAGGAGAACGTCAGCTTCTAATCGGTCACCGGGCTGTTACACCCGGCAACCGCTTCTTATGGGGGATTGGGGGCGGCCTCCGGGCTGAACCCTTTGGCCTAATTATATTCTACAACGGTATTTCCGGTATAAACGGTGTTTTTATATCAGTCCATGTTCCTGCAAATACTTATCTCGAATATACTTCCTCGGGTAATCAGCATTCCCACCATATCCTATTTTGGACGCTATGTTCACCCAACTTGCTCCATCTATGTAGAACATTCTGAATACGCATCTTGCCTGTCCGTCCTCAATGTTTTGTACCCACTTTTCTACCATCTTGGTTTTATCTTTCTTCTGGTCAATGATTGCTTTTCTACGTTCGTATAACGGCCAGTCAAATCCCACGACAGATTGAGGCCGTGCTTGTCCTGTTCTGTAATCAAAGACCGTGCTATTTCCCAAACCATTATCACCTTCACGCATTGCCTGTAACTCCAGCTCCAATATCGGAATCTCACGTTTCAGTTTTCGGTAATCATCTAAAAGTTTTTTCGTCATCTTGATACCACTCATCAAAAATCCTCCTTACCCTGTTACAAATTTCCGATGCGCTTCCCGCGCCTTGTTTCTGTTGTAGTTGCCGTAATTATCCTTGGTGGTATTCAAATTCTTGTGACCCGCCAAATCCGCTACCAAGGTCAGCGGCACGTCCTTCTCCAATAGCTCCGTGACGAATTGGCGCCGCCACTTGTGCGGGTTGATGGCTATTCCGGCCAGACGATCATCCATGTCGCGTATCTCCCGCAGAATCAACCTTACTGCGTCGTCCGTCAATCGGTTGAACGGCTTTCGGATTCCTACGAACAATGCAGGGTTGTTGTCTGTACGGCTTTCCAGATAATCCCGCAGGTGCACAGCGGCGTCACCTGAAAAGTATACCGGGCGCTCCTTGCGTCCCTTGCCATAGACAATACACTGCCTGTCCTGGAAATCAATGTCTGAACGATCCAGCGCCACCATCTCGGATATCCTGACGCCCGTCCGATGGAGAAAGTCCACGATGGCAATACTACGGGGTCCATGCCGTACCGCCGCGTCCTTGATGATTGTAATGTGTTCGTCGGAAAATACCTCCTTGACGCGGTGCTCCACTTTGTTGTCCTTAATTCGCAACATGGGGTTACGGTCTATGTAGTCCTCCTCTGTGAGCCATGTAAATAGTCCCCGCAGCATACGAGTCTTATTATTGATCGTCACATCCTTGTTGTGTCTGACCAGCTTACAATGCGCCAGATATCCCCGAATGTCTCCCGTGGTAATGTCTGGGATCGCCTTTTTGAGTGTGTGGAAAAACGTCGTATACTCCTGGCGGTACGATTCCACCGTCATTTCAGTACACCCACGGATCACCATGGTTGCCAGATACAACCGCACCCATTCCGCGCTACAATCCACGTTGGTGGAAAGCGCTGTCTCCTCTACATACATCTGCATGTGGCTCAGGGTCATGTATAACACTGCCTTGGCCTCGTTCATGCGCTCCTGCTCGGTCTTGGCCTCCTCAGCGATTACCTGGGCCAGTCCATACATAATGTTGGTTACAACCTCGTCTACCCTTACCTGCTCTGCCATATTATAGCCCCTCCTTCTGGTAGTAATTTCCTGTTGCATTTCACCGTCTGGATGGTCTATAATATATCCAGACGTACTATTATAGCGGCGGGATCATCTTGGCGGGTGACCGCCGCTTTCCATTAAAATCGTACATACGTTCTCTGCTTTCGTTTTTATTTGCCGGGGTATTCCCCCGGCTTAAATTATGTAATCCTCCCGGCTGCCCGCAGAATCCGCAGCCGTTCACTGTCCCATGCCTCCGCCAACTCCTGGAGGCTCAATCCCGCGGAATCGTTAACCAGCACGAAGGTATAGCGTCCTCGGTATCTCCGGCAGTCTGCCGCGTACTCTCGTGGCACCTGCCGGCCGCAATGGAGCATTGTCTGTAACTCTGTGGCGGTGTATGTCCCCATATAGCGTCCCTGGTCAAACACCTTGTAGTATACTGGCCTCATCTGTGTGCCTCCTACACTAAGCTGATAAACTTTGAAATCGCATACACGCCAATGGTAAAACCTGCACCTAATAACACGGCAGTTACAAAATTCGCTCCACAAGTTTTTAAAAATTCTTTCATCTTATCCTCTCTTTCTCCTACCAACCCGGTGGACTCACCGCATTGGTTGCATGTTAATTATCATTGATTTTGTAGCATTTTAATTTTTGCCCCATGATGTTGTATTCAAAATTTACGGCAACGCCATCATGGTGCCACGCTCCAACTAAAAACGGTACTCCCGCCCATGTCCCTATGGTTTCGCATTTTACGATCCCATAGGATTCTATATCGGCACAGTATACAGGCTTTCCAGCCATCCCTTGTAATTCCTGCCGAGTAAGTGGCTCCTTATTCATTACGCCCTCATCATAGGACGATATAGCCGCCAGCGTCCCTAAGAAAAACCCAAGTATAAAAAGTATCAGCCTACTAACCCATATCCATGCCATGACTGTAATTCCCTCCATTCTCCTGGAAAGTGCTAATCTCCCAGGCCAATCCTGCGAAAACCATACCTCTCCGCAGGATCGACCTGGGGAATGTTAATTGTGTGGATTAAGGCTTCGTCCGCACTTTGGGCAAAAATCAACTGGCACTGATAAATCAGTGCAGGCATCATTGTCGTTCATATACAGCTCATATCCTGTTTTCATCCCGCTTTCTTTTATCCATGAAAGCTGAATTTCTCCAGTATAATCTAATGTTTTATCAAAAAGTTTTCCAAATTCCCTGCCACTATCATTTTTATAATAGGCAGTTTCACAATAATCACACACGTCCATGCCTCCTTTGCAATATGTTAATAGTGTGGACTTACATGACTACTTGCAGGCGGCCTATGTCGCCGCTGGGTTCGCCAATGCCACAAATGTTAATAGTGTGGACTTACATGACTACTTGCAGGCGGCCTATGTCGCCGCTGGGTTCGCCAATGCCACAAATGTTAATTTTCCCAATTCCATAGTCCCTGCCGCCCCCTTGCCGGAATTGGCAGTGGAAGCAGTTCTATATTATCCAGTTCCCACGCATAGCGCCCTGGCGTCCAATCTCCAATAGCCATTTCATCATTCGTAGGCACAATGAAATTTCCAAAATCCGGCGCATGTTTATCGTCTGTCAGACTCTCGGCTCCAATATGAATACTTCTCGCCACATCAATGTCAGTTCCTGGATGGTGTACAATATGCCAGACATTCACAAGTTCTGCCGTGGCAAGAATACATCCTGCTGGAAAATATTTCTCAGGTTCAAAATCTTCTGTCAGCCCCATTCTCCGCAAGATTACTTCTCTGGCTCTTGCAGTTGTGGACCAGGACCAGCAGTTCACGAAAGGTTTCAACGCCGCATGTATTGCTATCGGCCCCCTATACTTCGTTTTCCAGCTCCGTGTCTCATACTTTTTCACGCCACAGGCAATGAGGGACGCCCATGGCTGCCAAATTGTTATTGCTTTCATATTTCCTTCCTCCT